CCACTCGGAAATCCTCCCACGATGGGTCTGGTCGGGCTCGAACCGACGACTTACAGGTTAAAAGCCCGCTACTCTACCAACTGAGTTACAGACCCAAATAATGTGGAAAATATTCGGTTGTCGATGTTCGGTGTGGTCTCTCTCGACCACTTGATTAGAATACCACCGTTTGGTCTCTGAGGGGAGATTGGTGGACACTTAGAAAACCGTCACAAGCAACAAAAAAGGGGAGGAAACTTTTGGTTTCTCTCCCCTTTCTTTTGCTTTTATGGATCACATCTTACATATGTCTTTCCATACTCGCAAACAGGGGATTACCCTCAATATGCCAATAACGGCAATCGAGAATGGTAAACTGTTTGGGCATTGGATAAGACATTGTTTTCGACCTAAGTGTTTTTATTTATAAGACTTTTTTCTCAAAAAGTCAAGCGTCTCAGGCTGGATTCGAACCAGCGACCGACCGCTTAGAAGGCGGTTGCTCTATTCCACTGAGCTACTGAGACATGTGTTGTATGAGATTATTATAAGAGAAAGGGAGCGTTTCGTCAAGCTTTCGTCAAGCCCCCTTATTATTCTATTGTATCAAACTTCTACCGTGATCAGTCGGTTAGCATATTCATAGGCATAATGTGTACGAGCACCATGAATGCCCCAACCAATCCAACTATACGCATAGTTCATGTAACGATCGATAGACTTACCAGGAGTTTTCATCCTATCTTCAATTCGTTTCCATTGAACCTCATTCGTAAGATAACGAAGTTGCGTTGGAAGTGTTGATGGAGAACCACCAAACTTCTTAGCGAAATCACCCAATCCATAATAACGATCGGCAGATGTCCATTGGATCAGACCATAACCACGTCCGCAGTTATGATAACTGGTCCTGCTTCCACCTTCGCAAATATTAGGCACGAACATAGATTCTTGCTTAATATTGCCCAGAATGGTAGCAAGGGCGTTTCTGTCTTTAATTCCTTGATCTTGGAAATAATCCAATGCAAGGTTCTCATATTCTGAACACCCTTTACAAATTAGCCTTTTCTCTTTAGGCTTTGGTGGTGCAACCTCTAGGATTGCTGTCTTCTCGGGTTCAAACTCTCTAATAATAGAATAAGGTTTTTCCACAGGTGGTGGTGGACCTTGCAGTTTATAACTAGAGAAAGGCAGTGATGCCGTACTGGTTGTAACCATCGCTACGAGAGGAACGGCTACAGTAAAGAAGTTTAGCATTAAAATTGATTGAACTCTACATCCGTATAGCGGCTCTAAATCAAACTCAAAGTCTCATAATAAAAAAATTCACTTTAGTTAAAGTGAATCGGCATAATAAGTGATTATTTATTAATACCCTAATCCTCAATATTCTTCAATATCTTCTATGCTAAGAACTGTAATATCATCTCCTTTAGGATCAATCCATTCTTTAAATTCACTATAAATCGCTCTAGAATCTTCACATTCGTTATTGTGAAGATCCGTAAGATGGTGGATTCTATCAATAGACCATTCCCGAATTTCAATGATGATATCTTCAGTCGTTGCGTTCATAATAATCTTTTCGGAAGTATCTGTTGAGGATGTTGCTATTGTAGTACCTTGGGGTTCCGTCGTCAAGTCCTTCTGTAAGGACGTTGTGGAAAAAGAGTTGTCTGGTTTCTTCGAAATTTGTTTTGCCCTTTGTTTTATGTAATGATAAAATAGTGCGCGTAAAATTCTCCCTACCATATTTTCCTATATCTTCTTTGAGTTCTGGACATGATCCATAGTAATATTTCCAGTCAGATTCTGCCTTAACTTTTCTAGACTTTCCTCTCGGAGTGCGGAAGCTCCAGAAATATTTTCTACCAATATAACTGCGATTAGTTTTATCGCAATGTATATGATATACAAAACCAAAATAATCCTGAATATCACTCGAACCAAATACTTTTCCATTGTAGGTCCAAGGGTTTTCATAGTCAATATCTGTACTCATCAATAATATCAAGAACTTCGTTCAGATATTTATGAGCAAGTCCTTTGGCGTCCCAACTTGGTTGATCTTTATATAATCGATCTTTCAGTTTTAACACACGAACTTTTATTTCATCTTTGGTCAGTTGATTTTTAGGCATAAAAAAGAGGAGATTTCTCTCCCCTATCTATATCATTTTATGTGCTCACACCAATCCATTCTTTACAATAGTCATAATCTCCAAACAAATATTCATCACATTCAGCTGCTTCTTTATATGCATTTAAAATTTCTTGCTCACACCATTCATCATAATTGGAATCCTGAGAAAGTATCTTTGGTAACATCTTGTTTAATTCCCCCAACTACGTAGGATTCAACCTCAGTTTCCTGTGGCGCTACCTGGAGACCCTTAGAAGAGATCCAGTGTTGAGTCCAAGGAAGTGGATTATTATTTGCTGAGATATCATATTTAGGTTTAAGACCAATTGCTTTTAATCTACGATTTGCAATCCATTCAACATATTGTTGAAGTAGTTTATCGTTTAGCCCAATCATGCTTCCATCTTTGAACAGATAATCTGCCCATCTCTTTTCTTCATTTACTGCACGATCAAACATTGCATAAACCCACTCTTCTTCTTCAATTGCGATCTGCTTCATTTCTGGATCATCACCATCACGCCACTTATTCAGAATATTCTGAGTAATTGCTAAGTGCTGATTTTCATCTCTTGCAATAAGAGAGATTATTTTTGCTGACCCTTCCATAAGCTTAAGTTCACCGAAGGCAAAGGAGCAAGCGAACGAGACATAAAAGCGTATGCCTTCCAGAATATTAACGTTCGCAACTGCACGATAAAGTTTTCGTTTAACATCGTTGATTGTTTCTTTTGCATACGAGACACCTTCAAGGTTATGAATCCAAGCATCGGATACACCGTATTGTTGTGCAGAGTTAATAAAATCATTATATGATTCTGTTACACTTTTTGCACGTTCTAGAATACGATTATCAGTAATAATAGTATCAAATACTTCACTAGGATCTGAATAGACATTTTTGATGATATATGTGTATGAACGACTATGAATCATCTCCATAAATCCCCAAACTTCCATACACGCTTCCAGTTCAGGAAGGGAGCAATATGGAATAAAAGCCATACCAGGACCACGACCCTGAACAGAATCAAGCATGATCTGATACTTTAGATTAGAAGTATAGATGTGCTTCTGTTCTGGGCGTAGTGTTTGATAATCTCCACGATCTTTCTGGAGAGACACTTCTTCAGGTCTCCAGAAGTATCCCAATTGTTGAGTGGTCAGTTTATCGAATACAGGATATTTGTACGAATCATATCTCTGAATTCCAAGTGGTTTTCCAAAAAACATGGGTTGCTTTTTAGTATCAACCTTTTCGGAATTAAATACAGTCATCCCACTGATTGAAGTTTGAGAATCCGTTTTCTCTGCTGTCGTTAAAAAATTAACTTTCATTGACTTACTCTTCCTAGTTTACTTTTCAATTCCACATAAAATATTTAATACAATAAATTATTTGGGTTTAAATTTTACAAGATTCACAGTCTTCTTCAGACTCACTCATAATTTCATTTAACAAATTTTCTAAATCAGTCTTCTTCTCCTCTAAAACCTCATCAGTTTTAATATCATAAGTATTTTGATAGTAAGAAGTTTTCCAACCATATTTGTAAGTTGTTAAAAGATCTTTAGCCATCACCGACACAGGAACTTCATTATCGGCATAATTCTCTGGATTATACGACCAGTTTCCAGAAATCGCTTGATCGAAGAACTTTTGCATAACAGCAACAACATTAATATAACCATTATTGTTAGGCATATCCCAAAGAAGCGTATAATTGTTCTTAAGTGTGTGATATTGTGGAACAATTTGCTTGAGCGGACCTTTCTTCGATTTTTTAACGGACAAGTATCCTCTAGGTGGTTCGATTCCATTAGTTGCATTTGACACAACGGAACTGCTCTCCGAAGGCATTTGTGCGGACAGTGTTGAGTGCCTGAGACCGTGTTCCAGGATTGATGCTCTAAGTGCTTCCCAATCATGATCTAATCCAACAGAAGAGATTTCATCTACGTCTTTCTTGTATGTATCAATCGGGAGAATACCATCAGCATACTTAGTACGTCCAAAATATTCACAATATCCCTTTTCTTTAGCAAGTTGATTGGATGCTTTGAGAAGATAATATTGGAAGGACTCGGAAAGTCCATGAACTGCATCCCATGCCTCTTGAGAATCATAACTGAATCCAAGTTTAGCCAAATAGTGCGCTAGACCAATAAAACCTATACCAAGAGAACGACGCGCCTTAGTGGCGATTTCTGCCGCTTCTACGGGGTATTTTTGATAATCAATTAGTTCTTCAAGTCCACGAACTGAAAGGTCACAAAGTTCTTCCAACTCTTCATCGGATTTTACCTTGCCCACATTAATAGCAGAAAGAATGCAAAGAGCAATCTCACCATACTTATCATCAATGTGTTGGAGAGGATCTGTAGGAAGTGTAATTTCCTGACAGAGATTGGACATGTTTACCTTATCTTTAAAAGATGAATGAGAATTGCAATGATCTATATTCATAATATAGATCCGACCAGTTTCGGCTCTTTCTTTAAGAAGATTCAAGATAAGTTCTTGAGCACGGATAGTTTTTTTAGGGACATACTGATCTCGTTCGTAAGCCACATATAACTCGTCAAATCTATCAGTACCAAAAGCATCATAAAGACCAGGAACATCGTGCGGAGAGAATAAAGTGATCTCTCCATCTTGAAGGAATCTTTCATAGAAGAGTTTTGAAATTTGAATACTATAATCTAATTTACGAACACGATTATCTTCAGTTCCCTTATTATTTTTCAGTACAATAATATCTTCTATTTCTTGGTGCCAGATTGGGAAGTGTACTGTCGCGGATCCACCTCGTATGCCATTTTGCGTGCAGCATCGGACAGTCGCTTCAAACTTCTTGAGAAATGGTAC